AAGATGCTTAATGAGTTGCGGAAGAATGGTGAGACCGAAATTCCGACCGAAAAAGTGGTCGTAAATCGTCCGGCAGTTAAGGCTTATGAGTTAGGGCGTGAATTAATAGTCGATTCAAATGTAATCGATTTGGAATCCGCCAGGAGCATTCACTGTATTCATTACTATTCCCCTGAAGCATTAAAGCAGAAGGTAAATGAGGGATGGGATGAAGCGTGGATCGATGAAGCGATTGAGAAAGCAAAAGACTTTTACGAGGAGAGATACAGCGACTCGGCCATGCATTATGACTATGGCACAAGCTATGGTAGTCAGCACTACGAGGGGCTGATTCGGGTAGTTACCACTTATCGCAAGGAGTTGGATGAGGATGATGTTCCTGTAGTCACTAAGACCTGCTGGACGGACGAAATGGATGAAGCAGGATTCCATGAGCCTGTCGGGTATGACGAGGGCAGGTATCCATTCGTGTGTATCACGAGAGAGCATTTAAACCATCGTTTACTGGACTCTCGCGGATACCCTGAGTTGCTGAAGAGTTATCAGATTGCGGCCAAGACAGAGATGGACGCAAGACGCGATGCCGCATCGATGACAACGATGCCTCCCTTTCTTTACAGCCTGGGTCGCCGTCCCGAAAGGATCGGACCAGGAGCACAGATTCCTGTTCGCCGTAGGGATGAAGTCGGATGGATGGAAACCCCGAAATATTCACCTGCATCGACACAGGTGGAAATGCAAATCCGTCAGCTATGTGATCGTGTAACAGGACGGGCGACTGGACCTGACGATGCGGTGGAAGCCAATGTGATAAAACAGCATTTGGTCAACTGTTGGCTCAGTGGATGGAAAGAAGTTTTGAAGCGGGTATGGTGCTTGGATCGGACTTACAGCGGCCCGATGATTTGGTTTCGGGTTACGAATAACGAGCAGGGAGCACAGTTGATTTTGGACGAAACTGCTGAGTTGTATGATTTTAACATAAGCTGGAACTCGATGAACCAGGACGAGTCCAAGGTAATCGAAAAGCTCGATACGGTTGGTAAGTTGATGTCGCAGTATGACAGACAGGGAACTGCTCGTTACGATGTTTATCTTCGCAAGGTATTGGAAGCGATTGATCCTAACCTAGCATCGCAATTAATCATGCCAGCACAGGAGGCAACTGATAAAGAAATCAAAGAAACATCCGCCGATCTCGCCAAAATCTATTCAGGCCAAGTTGTCAACGCCCCACAGGGAGCAAACTCGCAACTGCGGATGCAAGTCCTCCAGCAATATCTTACCGGCACAGAAGAGATTCCGGCCGAAGATATCCAAAGACGAATGCAGGAAGACGAAAACTTTGCAAAACGACTTCAGATTTACGCAGGACAACTCGAGCAACAGCAGGCTCAACAAAGAAACGCTTTAATTGGCCAACTGGGGACAGCCCCCGGCAATGTACCAGGTACATCGATAGCCGCTTAACTAAAAAGGAATAATATCATGCCATACGGAAAAGGAACTTACGGATCGAAGGTTGGACGCCCTTCCAACAAAGCTAAAGCAATGGGACGGAAGAAAATGAGTCCGACTGTTAAGAAATTGCTCAAGAAGAAAAAGAAAAAGTGAGTAAACCGACTAAGGTCAATTCCCCTAGACGCATCCGAAAGGGTGAACCTGGTTATGGGAAGAAAAAGTTTGTCGTACTTGCATCGGAGAATGGCAAGACAAGGACGATTCGTTACGGGGATGCAAACATGAAGATCCGTAAATCTAATCCTGATGCCCGAAAATCTTTTCGAGCTAGGCATAAGTGCGATCAGAAGAAATCAAAGCTAACAGCAGGATACTGGTCCTGCAAAAAGTGGTAAGATGCCAAAGGACGCGTGTTATAAGAAGGTAAAGGCTCGGGTGAAGGTATTCCCATCTGCTCGGGCATCGCAACAAATCGCCAAGTGCCGGAAGTCTAAAGGACAGGTTCGCAAGACCGCCAAGGGTACATCGTTAAAAAGATGGGGTGCGGAGAAATGGCAAGATACACGGACCGGCAAACCATGTGGGCAGGGTGGAAAGAATGAATACTGCCGGCCAACCAAAAGAGTTTCTAGCAAAACACCCAAGACCAAATCGGAGATGAGTAAAAGCCAACTGAAACGGAAAAAGGCTGAGAAATCGAAGGTAGGGATGGGCAGAAGAGTAAAACCCGTAAGAAGGAAAAAATGACATTAGGAGATGCAGTTGCCGGACTTGGTGAACAGACCGAGTGGGTAGTGATTAAAGACTTTATTAAAGAACAGAGGGATATGTGCCTGGTTGACTTTCAGGACTATACCCATGTTGACAATCCGCAGAAACTTGCCCGTCTATCCGGTGAGATTGCAGGACTTACCCGAATATTGGAGGCGTTGGATAATGCCGAAACTGACACCCCATCAGCAGTTTAAAAACGCCCACAGGGCATTGATCAATCGTTGGATCGAAGAGTCCGATATAGAAGATACTGAGATCGCTAAAATCGCGATGGAAGATCTCGAGGAGTGGCTGGATGAGGATGTTGTCGATTTCGAGTGTGATATGGTGCTCGATGATGACGATGATGAAGAGGAAGGGTAGCCTCTACGAGCAGAAGTTTTTCTCGGAAGCCCTCGAGCATGGGCTGGAAGTCTTTGTCCCACTAGGCGATTATCTGCCACAGGATTGCCTGGTAATGAACTCGGCAGGCAAGATATTTAAGATTCAGGTAAAAGGGACTGAGAGTAAGTCGAAGGATAAGGAACGGGGTGGATTAGGTCGGTACATGATAACGACCGCCAGCGGATCGACCGGCAAAGAGTCGATAGACTGCACTAAAGTCGACATATTGGTGGCATATGTCGAAGAAGAAAACATTTTTTATAACATCCCATGCATGGAATTAGACGGGGCAAAAAGGATCGGATTATACCCTCACAACCCTGATTCTAAAGCCAAGCATGAGAAATTTAAGGATAACTGGAAAGTTTTTCGGGCTACCTGACAAAACTGCTTTTTAAACTGCTATAATTGTCACTGGCGGGGCATATCTGCTCCGCAGATAACAGCAAGAGAGTGCGAACTCTACTAACAAACGCAGAAATCATGGCAGAAACAGTTATAAGCGAGGCTCCGGCTGAACAATCGGGAGCAGAAAACAATCAAGTACGAGGCCCACTATCAGTGGAAGATTTGGCGGCATCCTTTGTCGAGCAGGTCGAAACGGATCAGGAGGCTCAACAGGCGGATGAGGCTAAAGCGGAAGTCACCGAGACTCCCGAAGAAGCAGAAGCATCTGCCGACCAGGAAGATGTTCTTTCACAGTCTGTAACCGAAGAATCTGAAGAGGAGGAAACGGAGGAGGATACCGAAGAGGAAGAGGTTGAAGAAGAGGCGGAAGTCACTTCGAAAGGGATGAAGAAGACATTGAAACAAATCAATCGTCTGACTGCCCGAGCGAAAAGTGCGGAAGAAACCGTCGAGGCCTTAAAAGCTGAGATTAATAATCTAAAGACAAATCAATCAGGTGGTAGCCAACAGTCTGCTCAACCCGAGTTAGAAAATATCCAGTCTTTTGAAGACTTGGAAAATTTGAAACGGGAAGCACAGGCGGCCAAGAAATTTGCACTTCAACACATAGGCAAGGATTTCGTAGAGATAGATGGTAAGGAATGGAGCGATGATGATATTCGTAATATCCTTACCCAGGCGGACGAATACCTGACTGAAAAGATTCCTCAGAGGGCTCAGTATCTAAGGGAAAAAAGCCAGTGGAGTAGGGATACAATTAATACCCACCCGTGGATGGATTCATCGAAAGATGATGACATATCCGAATCCCGTAGAGAAACCTATAACCAGTTACGAAACCAATACGGCAATGTACTGGATAACCTCCCCAATGGTGACTTTATCGCCGCCACCCTTGTCAGAGGCATTGAAGCATTGAAAAGCGAGCAATCCGCAAAGGCTCCCAAGAAGGTAGTCAAAAAGCGTAAGGCTCCACCTCCAACCGATGGAGGAGATGCATCCCCGCCAATCGAAAACTCAGCTACTCGGAAGCAGAAAGAAAAAGCAAAAATCCTGGATCGTAAAGGACCACTCTCGGTTAACGATCTCGCCGCATTTCTAGCGGATTAAATTTCTTAAACTTCAAAATTATTTTTAAAAATGCCAACTAACATTGCAACTTCCTATAATGTAACAAGTGCCAAAGGGGCCTTACAGAACCTAGAGGGGTACTTGAAGTCTGTCGAGCCAACAGAAACACCTCTATATTCTACGCTTTCACAATCAGCCGCACCCAAGGCAACTCTTAATGAGTGGCTTGTGGACTCACTTGCTGATCCTGAAATCGGTGGAGTAATTGACGGAAATGATCTCGATCTTTCTACTGCTCAAAACTTAATCGACACCCGTGCGAGATTACATAATCGTGTGCAGACATTCCGCGATTACTTTGCTGTCTCCCGTCAAGCTGAGATGATTGATGTCGCTCCTAATGGACAAGGTGGATTATTTGCCGCTTCCAAAGCAAAATCACTTATCCAGCTTAAACGCTCAATCGAAACCGCTATCGGATCAGGAAATGATCAGAGTGCAGGTTCAGGTTCAGCCGCCGCTACCCTCTGCGGGTTGGGGTTATGGAGTGATCCAACCCATACCGGAAACACATTCGACACAAGTGCCAAAGAAGCATTTCGTGCAGTAAGTGGTTCCCGTGTATCTCTTAGTTCTTTAACTGAGTCTGCTCTTCGTGGATTACTTCAAGCAGTTTACACTGCTAGTGGAGCCAAAGGTTCTTACAAGTTGTATGCCGGTCCAGCGGTAATGGCGGCCATCACGGACTACACCCGTGCCGCAGTTACCAACAATCCTGTTTACAGCTTCACTCAAGATGTTAGCGGTAAGACATTAGTCGGATCAGTTCTTCATTATGTCTCAGACTGGGGCAGTATCGATATCATTCCTGACCTTTTCTTGGGTCGTGTGAATGGATCGGCTTCAGGTACTGACACTGTTGAAGGAACAGTAAACACAGATCGTGCTTACCTGATTCCTGACGATGACACTGTTTCCCTCAAGTTCCTTGAAGGTATTTCTGTAGTGGATCTACCTGACAACGGCGGCGGAAAAAGAGCCTTCTCTGAGTGTATGGCCACCTTGCGGGTAGGCAATCCTAGAGCCTTGGGGTCAATCGTTTAAACACTTCGGGTTTATTATTGTTCATGTTGTTATTGGGGAGCCGGTTTAGGGTTAGACCGGCTCCCCTTTTTCCATTTAAATGAGTCTAAATATCATCGTAAGGGGAGGTAAGAAAAGTAGATCGTCACAGGACGAAATCGTTTATTACCTTCGTAAGGAAAACGAGCGAGCCGCAGTCCGCGAAAAGGCTGGATATGCACAACGCCAAAAGCAGTCCCGCAAGGCCGCCAAAGCGTTTGAAGGAGGCAAAGGCGACCTTCGACTTGCTCGGGTAACAGACTTAACCACATATGTCCGCCACGAGCAGGAAAGACCAGGATGCTGGGCAGACAAAGGATTCCGTAAGGACTTCGAGAAATCGAACCCCGAGTGCAAGGTTAAACACTAATTTTTTTTATTATGGCAAACTACGCTACAGCCACTTATTCGCAATTAAAGTCAAGATTCCGAGCATTGGCCGGACTTGATGCATTACAGGCAACAGATGCTAGTTTCCTTCGTGATCTCGTAAATCGTGCGGCTCGTATAGCCCATGAGAGATACCCTTGGCCACAGTTCACCGTAATCGGAGAAAGTGTGGCTATAGTGACATCTGATGCTAATAGACTGCGGGTTTACGGAACGAGCAACAAGCTGGCAAACGATGCCAATGTTGTTTTTCGTATTCATAAAGAAGATCCAACTTCTGCCCGTTACCCTGACGAATACACATTTTTAACTGAGATGGACTCGGGAGGATACCCATCAGTCAAAATTATTGAGCCTACCACATTGAATGGCGTTAATGTCTTTGTAACCTATCGTAAGGATTTACGAGGAGAAATAAACTCAGGTTCAGCTACATCAGGATACTATGGTGATGAGGCCGGAGATGAACAAAACATCCCTAACTTCTTTTTCGACTATCTCGCCCATTCTGCCTATGCCGGGTTTTTGCGTGGTGATGGGCAAACTGAAAAAGCATTTGCGGAAGAGCAAAATGCTGAAGCAATGCTCGCACAGGAAATCGATTTAGTCAGGGAACAGTCACGACAATATCGAAATGATATTTTGCAGTATCGTTCCCCGTCACAATTTAACCGGCATAACATTCAAGCCGGAGGCAAGCCTGTTAGCCCAGGCATCGCTAATGTTCAATAATAATGGCAAGAACCGTTACATTTGATTCACTCGAGAAACGCTTCAAGATGGCGGCTGGTCTGCCAACCTTGACGCAGGTCGATGAGTTTTTCTTTAAGGAATCTTTAAACAGCAGAGCACAGACTGCCTGGCATCGATGCAAGTGGCCTGAACTGCTCAAACTGGTAGAGAAGTCAGTCGGATCAACGACTAACCCTACAGCCAATAAATCAGTACAGATTGACAATGATTTAAACATCATGGAGATCCACCAGGTTTACACGAAGAATCCATTTACTGACAGCACGGCGGTTTTGTTTGATTTTAAGCTACTGGACGGATACTTAATTCTACCGGCAAACAGTTCGGTATCTTCTGTTTTTATCGTAGGGACCGCAGTTCGTCCAACCTATGGCAAGGATGCAGGCGAGGAAACGAATGTGCCTGACTTTTTAGCCAACTACCTGGTAGCCGGCGGACTCAGCGACTTTCTTCGTGGAGACGGACAGACAGAGGCGGCCATGCAGGAGGAGAACAGGGCGGAAGAATATCTCGCATTAGAAATTGATCGGGCAGAACGCTTACAATCGCAAAACAAAATAACCTTTAACACCTATCCGAGCTATTCGTTCGGCATTTCAGTTTTAACCACATCATAAAATGGGCATATCATCATTCAATATATCTAACAGCATGGGAGCCAATGGTTGCGTCTATGTAAACGGAACATCAGCAACTACTGGAGACTTTGTTGCGATTCAGTTCACCGAGGATTCGGTAATTGGAGCCATCACTGGACAGATGGATAATTCGGCAGACTTAGTTTCTGACGGAATTACATTCAGTAAAAACGACTGCCTGTATTTACCATTCACCAGCATCACTCTTTCGAGTGGAGCTGCTATCCTCTACAAAGCCTAATGCCTTATTTCGGTCTAGGACTTCACATAGGAGACACTGAAAGTGACTCACAGGTTGGTCCGTCACCATCCGGCCCCGATGGCGTTATTCAATCAGAGGCGGGCGAATTTCTACAGGTAGAGGCCGGACAATTTTTAGCATTCGACTAGGAGATAAAACAAAATGGCAAACAAGAAGATTAGTTCACTTGATCCACTCGGCGGGACACCCGCTGATACTGATATTATTCCAATCACCGATGTGTCAGACACTACAGGTTCAGCCCAAGGTACGACCAAAAAGGTCACTGTAGCGAACCTTATGTCTGCGGGTCTCTTTTCGGATATAGTCTCAGAAACGACTACGGCACGGACATTAAGCGATTCGGATTGCGGTAAGGTTATCGACTGCTCAAACGGATCTGCGGTAACAATTACTATACCTAGTACAGTAAGTGCAGGATTTAACTGCACAGTAGTACAATCAGGAGCAGGGCAGGTAACGATTGCGGCAGGAGCAAGTGTTAATCTCTACTGCTACTCCTCTACAAAAGCAACGGCAGGGCAATATGCGGCCATCAATATTATCCCCTACGCTACCAACTCGTATGTCCTTGAGGGCGACTTAGCTTCAAGCGGTGGAGGCGGTGGTGCTTCGTTTTCGAACGGGTATGCACTAGAATTTGATGGTACTGACGATTATGTTGAAGTTACAGGACTCGGATTGTCAGGTGCTAC